TTTCGCCGTCACTTTAGTAACGTACAATTCTCGATACACGATTAAAGTATCGGTAACTGGGTCTACGGTGAACCAAAGAACACCAGTATGAGAAGAGTAACCATAATCGCACGCTCTAAATTTTCTCCATGAACTAGGTAAATCAAATGATTTTACCACATGTTTGTCTCGCTGAAACTCTGCAAATGCTGCACCTTCTGCAATATCCCAAGAGCCTTCTAATAATTGTTTTCTCTGCACTTCTGGCAAAGAAAGTAACATTGCTTCATAGTCACCAGCTTCTGCTAGATAAGGATTATCTATTAATCTTGCTGGGATGAACTTTCTTTTAAATAACGACTCTCCTGCTTTAGAGTGGCTATCAGGGTATTGTAATACCTTACCCGTCGAGATATCCGTCGCTGCAAATGCGTAATTGGGTATAGAAGGGTCGATAAACATTTTTTTAACCCAGATATGACCAGGACCACCAGGATTAGTCGTAGCTCGCATATAAACAGGTAGACTTGGGTCTGCAGTTCTAAGACGGGAACGTAAATAATCCCAAGCATACGGCGTATTATATTGAGTAAGCTCATCAATCCCAATATAAGTAAATGCTTGACCTTGGTAACGTAATACATCTTTATCCTGCTCTAAGTATGTCATCCAAATTCTAGCACCAGATGGAAACGTCCATTGACTCTTTTTCTCCATCCATTTTGCACCTGGAAAAGCCTTGGGATATATTTCCTGACTTTTATGTATTAATTCTCTTAATTCATCATTTGTACGTCTTAGTATTAATGCATTAAAATTACTGTTAGTACAATACCTTAAAGGGTCAACTATAAGTGCGAAGCTCTTGCCACCACCAGCTGCTCCTCCATATAATACTTCTCGTTCTGGAGCTGCTAAAAACTCTGTTTGTGGGCCTTTATTAGGCTCAAACAAAATAGTTGGGTCTTGTTTTGTTACTGTAGGTTCATCGTAATTAGGATTAACCTCTTCGTAACTAACTTCTTCTTCTTTCTTTTCAAGCTTAGCAATCTTTTTTTGTGCGTGCACAAGACTTAACTTAGCTGATTTTAATTTGCGTTCTTCAGACGTTAGCTTGCGTTGTGACGTTACCTTGCGCTTCGGTCTTGGCTTCATAGCGTTTTTGTTTAACATACTTTTGTTTGTCCGCTTTATCTTTTTTTACACGTTTCCACAGTCCCATACCTGTAATTTTTCTACCTGTATACTCTGTTAACCATCGTGCCACTTCTTCATACGAAGAATGTTTTAAATAGGAATAAGCTTCGTCTAATGCTTGTAACTGTTCCTCTACTGGTAATAAAAGATATGGGTCGTAGTCACTAACTTTATATCCCCAAGGAACTTTAGGTCCACTCATTCTGTCGTATCTATTAGTTGGATTCAACTTCTTGGCTATCGTCATTTTTCTTTTCTGGTAATATAAATAATCCAATAGGTTTATCAGAAGATACATTTAATTTTTCTACTTTCGATAGGCCTACTCTATCTAATACTTGTTGTGACGCACTTAATACTTCTCTGTTGCCCATAGCAGTTGGGTCATCAAGAACTCCTACCATTGACATAACAGCTTTTGGTGCATTCGCCGCCATTTCTAATTCTGCACGTTCAATAATTTCAGAACGTAAAGACTGTATAATTACATGTGAGTTTGTGCTCGATGCGTACCCAGCAATTCGCATTGCTTTTGCGTAGTTACCTTTAGCTTCACCAAACAGTGCATTTAAAAATTTTTCTTGTAAATCTGTTAATTCTTTAGGCATTACGTGTTTTCTTTCCTGCAGTTCTAGTTCTGGCAAAGGAACGATTTTTATTTTTACTTTTTACAGATAATCTAGAATTATTCATAGGATTACCCGTTGTATGATGTACATCTTTGCCATCACCTTTCTGTACAAGTCCTCGTTTTGCCATAATGGCCCTAGCTTTATTTCTGCTGGCCCTTCGTTTTATTTGATTTGGTCTGCCTTGGTAGTTATCATATTCTTTACGATAATTTCTTTTAAACGCCATATTATCCAATACCTGTGTAGTATTCCTGTAGTGATACAACTACATGTAATCTATTCGCCGTAGCCGCTTGGAACTTTAATATTTCACTAGCTTTTAATACTAACTCATTTGTATTTGTTAAAAGTTCAGAAGTGCCGTTAGCTGATATAGATTTTGTTTTAAAAAGACTAAAAGTTGCAGGACTAGATTCTGCATCCGTAATAGAAACAGTAATTGTGTCTGCATTCCCGGAATCTTCAGATACTAATATAGAATGTACAATAGCGTAACTTTTAGCAGGCACAGTATAAACTGTTGTCAGCGATGTGCCTGTTAAGTCTGCTTTTGCATTCGTGTATCTAAATTCTGGCATTATTTATTATTTTTCTTTCGGGACATAACTGCGCCCTTTTTTAATAATTTTGCAGCCATATATGAATTAGGCATAGTATTAGCTTGTCGACTTGTCTCGGTATTAGTAGGTAATGCTGTAATGTGAGATTTACCAGTTAAATTACCACTACTAGGGTTACCTATACCTGCTAATCCGCCTATACTCATTCGTCTATGCATTTTTTTCATAAATCAGTTCCTTTTTTTTCTTCTTCTTTAATTTTTTCTGGTACGATTTGGCAAGCAGGTCTAACTTTATAGACTTTAGGGTCTTTTAATAAAAATTTAGTTTTTTCATTTACATCCTTAAAGCACTGTTCTTTTGAAGGCAACAATTCTAAGCCTGTAATTATCTTGCAGGATTCAATATAGGGTGCTGCACACATTAATATTATAGGTAGCCACATTATGCAAGCTCAAAGTGAGGACCATCAATAAATGGTCTTCTGCCCTGACTCCTTCTAAGGTCTATATAGCTATTCATAGCATCTTCCATTGATTCAGTCCATTTACTTATATCGTCTATATGCCATGCTGCCCCCCAACGAATAGGAATTTCATTTTTGCGTGACGCTTCTTTCATTGCATCAGCAATATCATCATACAAATTTAGTTCCCAAGATGCGCGTCCCGATACATACGCCATTAGGTCTACTGCCAATCCATCAAGGTGTTTCGATTTCATAGTCTGCGTTGCGCCCTTGGCTAGAAGGGCTTCCTGCTCTGCCAGCGTTCTTATTCCGCAAATCACACCGAAATCAATACGTGAAATTTTTATAGCGTCTTGGCAAACAGTCCACAATTTTTTATCTACTGTAGAAAGTTTTGCGAGGCTGCTTTTTCCTAGTGAGTATGCCATTTCTCTTTTTCCTCTCTCTAACCCACTTGTTATGGTGGGCCATTCTAGATACAGGGAATTTTCGTTCCCCCAAATATCGTGCCACATATCTTATGTGTGCAAGTTTATTTCCTATTCTTCATTCCAAAAAACTTACTGACAGACCGTATCCCAAACGATGCGGCCACTATCGCTCCCAAAGAAATTTGATACCAATCAGGCATCTGCTGCAGTGCGATAAACCCATCGTACACGACCTGTCGTCCCCACGAACCGCAGAATGAAAGAATTAGAGGTATTGAGAATAAAATTGTAAGCCACTCGTCTTTCCAAGAAGACTGCGTAGCTCTTATAGCGGCCAGTTCCCAGTCAATCTCACCTGTCGCTTCTTTCATACGAATCTGTGCTTCAGCTTTTTGTACAGCGGTCTTGCCATCTATCCAAGATGTTGCAAGGCCACCGACAGAGCCTAGTAATGAAGATATTGCATTAAATCCTAGCATACTATTTTTTCTTTCCTGAAAGATACTCTACATCATTCGTAGGAAACATCTTTCTTAACCATCGAATGAGGCACTGCATTATTTCTTTTTAGCTTTAGCAGTCATCCCTTTTCTCTTAGCTGCAGCTTTGGCAGCCGCTTTTCCTTTAGCAGTATATGGGTAGTGTTTATTTCCAACTTTAGGCATTTATTTCTCCTTCGCGCATTGTTTGGCTTCTTTGCACTCATTAGGAGTGCTACAGGTGGCACCGCAGGGTATTTGTCCTCTGTCAGTAAATTGGCCCATTAATTCAATCCTGTATACATGCAGCCACTAACCATAAAGGCAATGTATATACAAAGCCCAATGATAATCAGCTTGCCATAATCTAAATCCCACGCAGTGCCTTCTCCGCGCGCACTAAAAAAATTAATTATTTTTCCCCACATTGGTGTCCCTCTCCATCTAAAATTTCTTTAAAGCATCTTGGGCATATAAGCATTATTTTCTCCTCTTATTAAATAATCCGCCTTTACGTGTACGGTAATCAATATTGATGCCCCCTTTCTTCAGGGTGAGGGGAGGAGGCGTAGGCTTTGGCTTTGGAGTAATTTTTTGCTTTCTACGTT